AGTGTGATACAATAGTACCAGCAGCACAACGGCAGTACAACACAACACACAACAACTTGAGGAATTATATTATTATGAGTAAGCTAAAGTTTCACAACAAAATCGCAACTATTCTTCGTAGTGGCAAGGTAGTTACTGTAGACGAGATTAAACAATGTTTTGCAAATGACGACCATTCACTTGGTCTATTGTATCGTCTTAGCACATACATTTACGACATTAAGAAGTTTGAGAATGGTGTCGTCAAGGTATTCAAGAATGGTCGTAATGTTACCGCATATCAATTGATGAATGCACATGAGTTTGACCAAGATGGTCGTTATAGTAACCTTCCCGCACAGGTTCAGGATGAACGTGAATATGAAGATGATGAAGACTTTCAGGATCGGGTTGCCGATAATCTTGAAGTCGCAGAGGCAGCATAATGAAGCTTACTGATGAGCAGATGATTAGTGTCGCCAATGATATGGACGATGTTCTAGCAGAATTGATTCTAGAAACATATAAGAAATATCAAATTAGTCCATATCTCTGCATTTCTATTCTGCTTGGTCGTATGGGTTCTATGGCCCGAGAAGTGGACCTCGTAGAAGACTTTGCTAAACTGATGTATCATGCCAGTCAAACTATGCTGGCTGAAAATGAATCTAACTCTGAAAATCCGACAATTCACTAATGAACGCAAACTATCTCCGCAAGTTAATCTCTGATGACTTGCGAGAAGTCCTTATGTTTCTAGGACTGGTAAAAGAATATCATTGTAAGACTAAGGTGCTTGACAAAAAAGGCAAGCCAGAGTATTATTCTTTTGATACCTATATTGGCGAATGTCGCGTGTATTCGTCTAAAACTATCTATATAAACAATATAAAGTGCCATTCTTTAGATGCTGCACGTAGGGAGTTATATCGTTATGTCTGAAACTACTTCACAATGTCTTGCCATTGACAAATACAACAAACAACTAACCGAAATGGCAAATGTCTATAATACTCTAGGTGAGCCAGATAAGGCACACGCTATTGGTAAAGCAATTCGTATTATTGAGACACTACATAACCATTGCATGGCATATGGTATCGGTGTTCCTTCTAATCAAATTGCAAACATTGTGAGTGAAAAACGATGAAGGTCTATATTGGTAAATATCCAGGTAATTATACTATCGGTGCATTTACTGACTGGCTAGAACGTATTGGTCTACCAGAAAAGTTTTCTGATAAAGTTTTTGACTACCTAGATGGTACTTGGGTAGACCGAATTCTTTTTAATTTTAGTCGTAAGCAAAAGCAAACCATTAAGGTTAAAATTGATAAGTGGGACACTTGGAGTATGGACCATACTCTTGCTGTTATTATTGTCCCAATGCTAAAGCAATTGAAAGAAACTAAGAACGGTGCACCTGTTGTTGATGATGAGGATGTTCCTGAAGAACTAAAAAGCACCTCTGCACCCCCAAAAGAAAACGATTATGACCTTGATGAAAATTGGTTCAAGCGTTGGGATTGGGTGCTTGATGAGATGATTTGGACATTTGAACAGAAGGCGTCTGATGGTGATTGGGTTGACCAATACTATGACCACAGCAATGTGGACAAGAATGCTGACATTATGGAACAGGTCAAGCAGATGATTGTCGATAAGGAAGGCCTTGAGAAACATCAGGATCGGGTTGATAACGGGTTGAGGTTGTTTGGTAAGTATTATGGAAATCTTTGGGATTAAAATAAAATGATTACTTCATTATATAATTTTATTATGACTAAGATGCGTCTTAAAGAATTAGATAAGACTATTGAGGCATTAGATGATGATTATCCAGTTCAACTCTTAGCACAAAAAGATATGCTAAAGTATGAAGAAGAACACTGGAAAATTAGGATCGGGATTGATGCTATTCTACTTCTTACCTCACTTATCTTGGCAATTACAGTATATTTTCTTGTTTTAGGATGGAAAGTATGATAAAATGTACAGTATCAGTTCAAGAAGATTTAGTGACAGGTGAACAGTTCATTATATTTCCGGAAGAAGTTATGACGGGAGTAGGATGGCAAGAAGGTGACACTATTATTTGGAAAGATAATGGTGATGGTTCATGGACTTTGACAAGGAAAGAGGATGAAAAATTATCTGGTTGAGACTGTAGTATCATATCGTATGCGCTATGTCGTAAAGGCAAAAGAAGAGGTACACGCACATGATGAGGTAGTGTGTCGGGAAGAAGATCCGGAATTTAACGAGTTCTCTCAAGAATATCTAGGATCACATATTCTAGGTGCGCGAGAAATTACCGATGATGAGGTTATTGAACTATGTGATATAGATAATGCATATGCAAAGAGTTGGCCTCTTGGAATGAAAATGGAAGCATTTGTTAACACAATTGATTATAAGGAAGACAATGAAGACTGATGCCAATTTTAAAATGTCAAAACAAACAAAGATTTTTCTGTCTAACAATAAGCATAAGAAGTCTATCTTGACCGATATGTTTAAGGATGCGGAAGTTTCTGAAGAAAAAGCAAAGCGAGCTCGCTTTCATGAACGAGAAAAAACAGGTCAAGGAGACTAATAATGAGTACATTTGTTGAAGTCCAATCAATAGAAAAGAATTGCCAAGTTATCATCAATTTGGATTTGGTTCTAGAAATTGCACCACTTGCAGCAGGCGGATGTGCATTATTCTTTGCAGATAGTGCAGCAGTAAATGGTAAGAACGCAATGCAAGTTAAAGATAGTTACGAACTATTCAAGCAATTTGCACTACAAACTGTATCAGCAGAAGATATCGCAAAGAAGTTTAAGACAAAGACTATCGGAAAAGGCGATGTGAGTCTACAAGATATTCCAACCTTTGGATCCTAGTATCTTCTAAATAATAGGACAGATTAACAAACCACCTATTACCAAATGAAAATACTAGTCGTTGATTCTTATTGTGCGCTAGGGTTAGACACCTGTTTGCGCTTCATCAATTATGGCCATGAAGTAAAGTGGTTTATCGATAAAGACGAAGACGGCAAGACCACCACAGTCGGTGATGGTCTTGTCGATAAAGTAAAAGATTGGAAGCCATGGATGAATTGGGCAGAACTAATCTTTCTTACTGATAATATCTCTCCCTTTCTAAAAGACATTCGCAAGTACCGCGAAAAAGGATATCCTATTTTCGGTGGGGATGACCTTACCGCAAAATGTGAACTAGATAGAAATCTAGGTCAAGAAATATTTAAGAAAGCAGGAATCAAAACTATGGACTATGTTGGTCCATTTACAAGTTTTGATGACGGCATTAAGCATATCATGGAGAATCCGGGTCGTTGGGTATCTAAGCCTTGCGGTACAGAAATCGATAAATCTCTTTCATATGTTTCCAAGTCTGCTGGTGACATGATTTTCATGTTGAAGAAGTGGAAGGAAACAGGATCAAAACAAGAGTTCATTTTACAGAAATTTAAACCAGGAATGGAAATGGCCGTTGCAGGTCATTTCGGTCCTCACGGTTTCAACAAATACTTTTTAGAAGATTGGGAATACAAGAAGCATATGCCCGGTGACCTAGGTGTTAATACTGGCGAACAAGGTACTGTTATGCGTTATGTTGAAGATTCTAAATTAGCAGAGATGGTATTGAGACCAGTAGAGAAGTATCTACATTCAATTAATTATTGTGGTTTTGTTGATGTTAATTGTATTATTGACGAAGAAGACGGAACACCATATCCGTTAGAATTTACTGCAAGATGTGGATGGCCGTGCTGGAATATTCAGTCGGCATTACATGAGGGAGATCCAGCAGGATGGATTGCTGACCTTGTACATGGTATGGACACACAGGAAGTAAAGGTTGACAAGGTCGCTGTTGGGGTTGTTCTAGCACATGGATCATACCCACTCAACCTACGTCCACCCAAAGAAGAAGAAGGATTCCCAGTCTATACAGATAAAGCATTTAAATATTTCGACAATATTCATCCATGCGAAGTGAAACTTGGTGAAGTACCAAAAGTTGTGGGTGGACAGGTAATAGATGTTCCAGATTGGGTAACAGTGGGGACTTATGTATTGCAAACCACAGGAGTTGGTGATACAATTAAGGAAGCAAAAGAAAAAGCATACAAGATAATGAAAACAATTGAACTACCAAACAATCAACAGTATCGTACAGATATCGGTGATAGCATGAAAGAAACATTACCGAAGTTACAGAATTTTGGATATGCAACCGGTCTACGTTTTGACGACGAAGACGACGAAGATTGAAATGAAACAAAGACTCGACGGTCTACTATTCGCCATACTAGGCGATGCAATTTTAGTAGAACGTTGGTGGCATAGACCAAATAAAGGTCTTAATGATGCATTACCTATTGATGTTTATGCTGTAAATCCTGAAGCAGTAAAAGATTATATCTTTAAAGCAGCAAACCTTGACGGAGATTATTACTAAATTGAATATTTTTTATCTACATAATGATCCAGTAGTATGTGCTGAGATGCATAATGACAAACATTGTATCAAAATGATCCTAGAGAGTTGCCAATTGTTATCTACTGCACACAGAATCTTAGACGGTTCGGAAACCATTGCAAAATCAAAAACAGGTCGTAATGTCAAAAGGTGGATACTTAATGACTGGCGTGAAACTACATTGTATTCTGCAACCCACATCCAACATCCATCTGCCGTCTGGTGTAGACAAACTAATTTAAATTATATTTGGCTTGCTAATCTGACTAAAGCATTGTGCCGTGAGTATACCTATCGTTATGGTAAAATTCATAAGTGTGAAGAAATTGGTTTAGTAGATGGTCTATATCATACTCTACCAAAAAACATTACTTTCGGTGAATTTACCCCACCGACACCAGCAATGCCTGACACGGTGAAGATAGCAGGCGACTCTCTAGGCTCTTATAGGAACTACTATATAATGAATAAGAAGCATCTTGCATCATGGCAAGGCAAAGTGAATTCACGACCAGTACCTTCTTGGTACGCATTAACTTGATAAGGAGCATATGATGGAAACATTGTTTTGGTTAGTAGTTGGAGCATTCGTAGGATGGCATGTCCCTCAACCCACATGGGCAGTCGGTATCAGTGAAAAATTGAAGGAACTCTTCAACGCACACAATATTAAATAATGCCGATTTACCAATTTTACAATAAAAATACTGATGAGGTAGAAGAACACATCATGTCTCATGGTAGACTCGATGAGTTTAAAAAAGATAATCCTCATTTAGAAAGATATTTTTGTCCCGAGTCTTTACCTGGTTTTGGTGATGGCATTCGCATGAATGTTGCTGGTGTCGGTAAGCCTGATTCTACATTTGAGAAGTATGTTATTAATAGAATCAAAGAGGCCGTACCCGGTAATACTCTTGCTAAGTCACACAAGACCAAAACGCCTAGGGAGTGGTAACATAGACAACAACAACAAAAAAGGAGTTTCACATGGGAAAGAAAACTGGTGCCTCAAGAAAGATGTTAAATCTTGGATCAACAGAAAGACTGGAAAACAAAGAATACTTTGATATGCCAGCAATAGAAGCAGCAAACGACCCATGGAGTAAAGAGACAATATCTAGTAATTTTGAGAAATATCGTCAAAATCCTTTTAAATATATTGAAGAAATGTCAAAGAAACAAAGATCCTATTGAATGTTTAATTATTGTTCCCCGCAGCAAATTGAAGACTTAAAATCAGTAACGCAACCAGACGGGAAGAGGTTTTATACTCTTCCCGATGGTTCTAATGTTCCATCTATTACTACCGTTCTTGGTGCTAAGAAAAAACAAGCAATCATGGAATGGAGAAATAGAGTAGGTAACGAAGAAGCAAATCGTATATCTAGGAAAGCATCTTCCCGAGGAACGAATGTACATCGGATTTGTGAGCGTTATCTACTGAATGAAGAGGATCACACTAAGAACGCAATGCCTGACGCATTAGAAATGTTCTTGTCTATCAAACCATATCTGAATAAGATAAACAATATTCACTATCAAGAACAGTCACTATGGTCGACACAATTAGGTCTTGCTGGTCGTGTTGATTGTATTGCTGAATATGATGGTGAGTTGTCAGTAATTGATTTTAAGACTTCTCGTTATGCCAAAGAACGTGATGACATATTGGATTATTTCCAACAAACTACTGCATACTCTCTTATGTACGAGGAGATTGTCGGAAGTCCTATAAATAATTTAATCATTATCATGGCAGTAGAAGGCGAAAAACCTCTAATCTTTAAAGAGAAAACAGAAGACCACATTCAAGGTCTTGTTGAATCAATTCAATTCTACAAGGAATCATTGTGAAATAAGGCTTGACAAAGTAACACTATTGTAGTATAATATATAAATAGTACATTGCTGTATGAAGTAGAAGGAAAGGTGTTCTGGACGCGAGTTCGATTCTCGCCATCTCCACCATAAGCGTATTGCCTGGTATGAGTGCCTATAGGCTTAATCAGAG